AGCCAAAGTGAAAACAACTATCTTTCGCAATAGTATTTACGTTTGGATATTTGTCTTGAAGATAATGTGCCATCTGAACATCTTTTTTTGGATATTGTCGTTCAACACATACTTTTGCTAACTCCCAAGTTTTATCTTGGTGGTCTTTGAAGTTTTCTCGTTCTTGAAAAAACTTCTCTTTCTCTTGAGTATCTTCTGCTTCAATATGAACACGCATACGATTAGCAATTTTATTTCGATACTCTTGATTTAGTCTTATTCTACTCATAAGTTTTTTTCCTTTCTACTTTTGAGTTTATTAAATTTAACATATAAAGCAACAAATTTATTTCCAATATTATTAAGGTTATGATTTAAAATCTTATTCTCTTTCCTTAAATATTTGATTATTTCTTTATCTGTCATAAAAAGAAAATTATCACTTGACAATTCCTTTGTCAAGCATTAAATAGGATTAACTATTACTGCTTTAATCTATAGAATTAGAGTGGGAAGAGTTGGGACATATCCCTGTCGTGATTAGCAAACATTTATGTATTGCCTGTAGCGATTGGGACTGATCCCTGATCCATTGGGCAATGGAGGTGAAGTATTGTAATGATATGACGTACTGTGCACACTTAATGGATCTGGGATCAGGTCGTAGTTATTCCGAGTCTTGACGAGACAATCGGTGTGAAAAATGGATAAAGTCATAAAATAAAATTCCCTTGAGACTACGGCTGATCCCTGATCCAATTGACACTAGTTGGACGCAACTAGTAAGGTGCTAAAATGCCTGTTGGATCTGGGATCAGAGGTTGGTAGCTGTGGGATATTAACCACTATAACCAGGTCTTACGCTTGGAATTCTACATGGTATGTAATCGCTTGCGTCATGCCGGCCTGCGTAGCACAACCCCTGGTTGAAGGCCGGAATTTTAATAAGCTAAAAGCTTCAAGCTCCAAGCTTGACAGGGCCTGAAGGATAGTATAGGATTAAAAAAGAAAGTAGGAAATATGAATATAAGAGAAATAAAAAAAGGTGATAAGATCCTGCACAGCCACATGGGGACCAATCCTCCAGTGTCTGGCATTGTTAAGGAGTCACCAATTCAGGGACGGGGCATCCGCAGCACATTGCTGGTTGATGTTAAAGGTTCTGAAGTTGGGCTGTTCGACGAGATCGGATCTATTTACACGAACCAGGTCCTGAAAGTTTTCAGGAATGATAACTGGTTACCTGTTGAACATGTATAATTCCATCTCCTGGAATACTGGGCTCGCTGCAGAGCGAGCCCGATACAACCTGCGATTGAATAATAAGGGGCGGCCCCCGGCCAAAGCGTCAGGCCGCAAGCGCCAAGCTTCAAGCTTCAGGCGCCTTAAAAAAGACATAATTAAATGATATGAAGAAATTAGAAAGTATGAAAGTAAAAGAAGCACAAAAAATCACTGGATCTATGACCCGGACATCAAAAATGCCTGGGCTCAGTTACAGCCTGCCGGCCTGGGAATGCAAGACCGGGTCCAAGCTCCGGAAGGTTAAAGGGACGCCGTGTTATGGCTGTTATGCCCTGAAAGGAAACTATATAAGATATCCAGCAATTAAAAAAGCACAGTACTACAGACTGGCAAGCCTGGTCCATGACTCATGGATCACAGCCATGGTCGCTCAGGTCAAGAGACAAAAATGGTTTAGATGGCATGACGCAGGTGACGTCCAAAGCCCAGAGCACATGCAAAAAATATTGCGTGTGTGCCGCCTCACGCCTGGCACTCGACACTGGCTGCCAACACAAGAACGGCCTTACCTCCCAGCTCCTGAAGAGGTTCCGGATAACCTGGTAATTAGATTATCAGGTAGCAAGATTGACGGTCCACCGCCTACGGCCTGGGCTCATACATCATCAGTCGTAACGAAGGGCGCAAGCTGCCCGGCACCGGTTCAGGGTGGCAAGTGTAAAGAATGTCGACAATGTTGGACAAAATCAATTAAAAATGTATCATACGGAAAACATTAATGACTCACGTATTTAAATCACCAAAATTTCATAAAGAATTGCGTATGCAATACGGACCCCACAAGGCCATTAGCGACAGCGAGGAGAATTCCAAAGCTGCAAGCGTGCGCCCGGGGTCCAGGCCTCAAGCGGCAGGCGTCAAGCTCCAAGCGTCAAGCAAACCAGAACCTAGTTCAGGTTCTTCAGATAATCGATAGAAGCATCAAGCCCCAAGCAGCAAGCTTCAAGCGTCAAGCCACAAGCTTCAAGCTCCGTTATTCGTGAGCCCTGAAACATATGAACAAGTTTCAGGGACCCCGGTCCAGGGGCCTGGACCATGATAAAAGTTTTGGTTGGATGTGATTTATGGAAGGCTATTTGGTGTGGAGAAAAACGCACGCCCTTCCCCTTGGTTACTTTTAATTCAACTGTAAAAAATGTGCCAGAAGTATTGTAGCCCAATAGATCAGGAGTGCCCAAAGAGCTAAGGTTTTCAATCCTATTCCAGATAATTCCTTTAGAATTCTTCCGAAGTTTTTGATAGAATTTTGTCTCCGGACCCATGTCTTAATTAAGGTAACCATGACATTGACTAATAGTCATTTTGAAGCTTATCTGGCAGTATTAATCCGGATGGTTTTTCAGTTTTCATAACTAATCTGTGGGCTGTATGACCTTTATGACCCACGATAGGAGTAGAGTGCTCATGCACTTCCATTCTTCTTACATCAAATAATTTACCTTGCACTTCAACCATAAGAACAGCATTTTTTATTGCGTCTGAACCTTCTGTAAAGGAACTAAGAAACTGTTGTAAATCTTGTACTCTCATAAAAGTGATAGTCTATTATTTAAATGTTGAATTTGTTTTGCCAGCTTCTTATTATCTTCTTCAACCTCTGTCAATCTTGTTTGTAACTTTCCATTTAATTGTTGGTGGGCTAAGTTAGTTTGAGTTGCTCTAAACAGTTTAGCAGACAAATCTTCTATAATTTTTTTGTTACCATCTAACCGGTTCTCAAGACTTATTATGTTAGATACTTCTTCACTCATTTTCTTATAATATGCTTTCTTAATGCTCTTATTAATTCTTCTACCTTATCAATAATAGATATGAGAGATGGATCTGTAATAGAGGATTGTTGAGATTTAAGTTCATCATACTCTTTAAGAGGTATAGTAACTGTACGTCTAGAGGTATGCTCATCTTCATAAGTAGCATCAACAGCTCTCTCCGCTCCACCTAAATAATCATGATTATCTTTCATATTGACTTTATAAGATAGTTACCTTAAATTGTCAAATATGAATTTTTTAATATGGCATTTAATAGCCATACTCACAGTGATGGCGATCAGTCTCATCATTGGTTACAGCATAGGAAGAAAACATGGGAGTTCCAAAAAGATTAACTGAGATGCAGCAACGCTTCGCTGAATTTATGATATTCGGTGGGCCTGACGGACCAGTATCACAATCAGAAGCAGCTAAACTAGCTGGCTACAGCCATAAGAGATGTAGACAGGAAGGGTCAGAACTTATGAACCCAAGAGTGTCACCACTTGTAGCAAAATATATTGGAGAACTTAAAGAAGAAAGAATGAAGAAGTTTGAAGTTAATTACGAGAATCATATTACTCAACTTGCTCGCCTGAGAGAAGCCGCTTTAAAGAAAGGAAGTTTTTCCAGCGCTGTAAATGCTGAAGCCAATAGAGGAAAAGCAGCAGGATTATATATAGACAGAAAAATAATAAAGCATGGGAAATTAGAAGACTTAACAACGGAGCAACTAGAAGCAAAAATGAAACAAATACTAGACGACTACGCGCCTCTTTTAAATGCGAAGACTGTTGAAGGGGAATCTGAAGAACCTGAGAAGATTTCATCTAGCTAACTAAATTAAAAGAAATAGATATTCTATCTTCATCTAAACAGTGATGGGGAACAACTGTGTGATTTATCCAACCAGGAAATAATAATAATTGATTAACCTTAGGAGGAATAAACCATCTATTAGTATTATATTTATTTGGCTCACTTATACTCTCATATGGCCAATCATATTCTACAAATTGTCCGAGAGGATGAACAAACTTTAAAGCCCCCTCATTTTTATCTAACGGTGGTGTTTTAATATAAAAAACGCCTGAAGCCACAGCATGCGGATGAATGTGCTCTATATTATAATCTTTGTACCCATTAATATTAATCCACAAAGGATTGATTTGTAATGGATGTTTAAATTTAAGAATCTCTTGGTATATTTTTGCATGCTTATGTATACTTGAAAACAATACTTCTAATGGCTCATGCTTTCCTTTTAAAGGGGGTGATTGCCATCCACCATTATTACTTACTACCACACCAGGATGTTTTTTCTGCAGGTCCAAACAATACTGGGCTATAGCGTCTGTATTTAAATTTAACTGTTCATGGTAGAGAGCTACCGGGAACAGGTCTTCAATCATATCTTTACCATCTTCTTCACACAAGAAAGAGGTATCATAGTTCGATCACCAAAAGTAAAGGTCCCATCATCTTCTCTATCATAAGAAGCAAACAATCTAATCGCGTCCTTATCTTTAGAATACAACCAGCCCTCGTTCACCGGATGTGAGAGTCTCATTTTGTTAAATTCTCTTTCATCAGCCCAACCTGAGTCAGATAATATATCAATCCAATGCACCCTATATTTAATATAAGGTATGACTGGCGCAACTTGCTGAACTACTCTTCTTCTCTTTTTAGGCATAGTTTCTTATAGACCTTAATTTCTAATCTGTATAGGTATGGTAAAAAAATCAAAGTAATGATGTTTTTGATTTGCTTCGCGCGCGG